AAATCAGATGGAAAAAACGTTCTCCTGGGGAAGGGAAATACTGTCTTCACAATCTTTTCAATGAAAGCTAATTACGCTTGGAAGGAGACCTCTGTTGTGGAGCAAAACACTAACCTGGAGATCTCCCTGGACAAAAAGCTGGAGGATGCAAAGGACTACTTTGCACAGATAGAGGGAAGCGATTGAAGCTCACAAAAGGTCAAAAAACGCTAATCTATGCGACTATTTTAGATAACAAATATATCCCTGTTAAGCCCACAAAAAAACAGCTGGAGGCTCTGCTCAGGGAGGAGCTTGAGATTTTTTATGGAGGAGCAGTTGCTGGGGGAAAATCTGAGTTCCTGCTCATGTCTGCTTTGCAGTATGTGGAGGATCCGAGCTATTCCGGATTGTTGCTCAGAGACACTTTTCCAAACCTCATCAGAGAGGGCTCTCTCATCCCAAGATCCCATGAGTGGCTTGCGGGAACAGAAGCAAAGTGGAGAGGGCAAGAGAAGAAATGGATCTTCCCAAGTGGAGCTACTTTAGAGTTTGGACATTTGGAGCATGAGCTTGATAAACACAAATATCAGTCAGCAGAGTTCCAGTTCATTGGCTTTGATGAGATTACAAGCTTTACGGAATCTCAGTTTACGTATCTTTTCTCAAGGAACAGAAGGAAGAAAGAGAGCAAGGTCCCTCTCAGAGTCAGAGCAACAGGGAATCCAGATGGGCCAGGATTCTCCTGGGTCAAAAAAAGATGGGTAAGACCAGGGCATCCTACAAGGCCGTTCATAGCATCAAGGCTGGAGGACAATCCTCACATTGATGCTGAGACCTATCTGGATTCCCTGTCTAATTTGGATCCGGTCCTGGTCAAGAAATTGAGAGAAGGTGACTGGGAAGTCAAGGAGGGTGGCTCCTTCTTTGATGTGTCAAAAATAGAGATCTTGGACTACCTCCCTCGCTCTGTTTCTGATGTAATGCAAGGTAAGGTCAGGCGCTGGGATCTTGCAGCAACAGAAGCAGCTGCAGGGAAGGACCCTGACTTCACAGTAGGAATGCAGCTGGGGCTGTCAGATGGGATCCTCTATATCATGGATGTGGTCAGAGGTCAGTGGGGCTATGACACTGTAAACAAGACCATGAGATCCACTGCTCAAGCAGATGGGATAGACACTGCAATCAGATGTGAGGAGGAGCCTGGATCTAGTGGGAAGAGGAACTCAGAATTTTTGCTCCAGCATCTCATGGGGTTTGATTTTCTTGGAGTGCGTTCAACAGGTGCAAAGGATGTGCGAGCAAGACCTGTGGCCAGCTGGATCAATCAAGGCAAGGTCAAGATGTTGAAAGGGCACTGGAATGAGGCTCTCCTTGATGAGCTTGTTTTGTTCCCAAATCCAAAGGTGCATGATGATCAAGTGGACACTCTCTCAGGAGGCTTCCTTGATTTGTCTACAGTCCAATATGAGGATCCATCAATGGGCTCCTCCGATTTTTATGAACAACAAGAGAGCGAGATTTTTTAATGATCAATGAAATAAAAGCTTTGTTTGCAGGACCTAAAAAAGAGGAGCAGGATTCTGAGGCTCCATCAAAAGACATGCTCGATGAGATAGCGTGGACAGATGCTTCATTTTTTGGATCTCAAGGAAAATTTGAGAGCTTCAATCCTGACCTCCTTGTGGGGCATAAGGGAGAAGACATCTACAGAAAAATGCTGCGAGATCCCCAGGTCAAGAGTGCATTCAATCTTGTGCTCTCCATCCTGGTCTCAAGGCGCTTCAGATTTGAGAAGGATGCAGACAATCCTCTGCATGATGACATGGAAGCTTTCTTCAGACACAATATTGAGGTCAGTCTCAGAGGGAACTGGAAGCAAACTTTGAAAGCAATTCTCATGGCAAAAGCCTGGGGGTTTTCTGTAAATGAAAAGGTTTACAAGGTTGATCAGTATGAAGGAAAAGACAAATGGATGATCGCTTCAATTAATCCAAAGCCCTTCCATACGTTCTACTACCAGTTGGATAATTTTGGAAATATCCTGAACATTTATCAGGAGTTTCATGGCAATCAAAAGGAGCTGGATCCTCGCAAATTTATTTTGTTCTTATCTCATCCAGAGCTGGATCCGATATGGGGAGAGTCTGACCTCAGATCCTCATATCGTGCATATTGGGAGAAGGACAATATTCTCAAGTTCTGGAACATCTATCTTGAGAGACTTGCAGGGGGATTCCCTGTTGTAACAACAAAGGATAATGCTCCCACTTTAGGGAGTGCAGAGAAAACACAATTTGACAACATATTAAAAAATCTGAGTGCGGGATCCTCCATGAGACTTCCAAGAGGATTTGAGATAGACATCGTGAGCCCTGCAGCTACAGATGCATTTGAGAAAGCAATCAAGCATAAGGATGCTCAGATTGCAAAGTCCTTGCTTGTCCCTAATCTTTTGGGGTTCTCAGAGCAAGGAGCTACAGGATCTTTTGCTCAGAGCAAAACACAGCTGAGCACATTCTTTTTTGTGGTCCTGGATGATGGAGATAGACTTGCAGAAACTCTCAATGAGCAATTTTTTAGAGAGCTTGCAGTCTGGAATTTTGGAACAGATGACTTCCCCCGATTTAGATTTGAGCCTTTCACAGATGACCAAAAAAGAGAGATTGCAGAAGCATGGGTCAAGGCTGTCAAGGATGGAGTTGTTGTAAATACTTTTTATGATGAGCTAAGAACAAGGGAGCTTTTACTTTATGACAAACGAGAAGAGGAACTTGAAGATCCGGATCCAGATCCTGAAAAACAGGAAGAACCTCCTGAAGAACCGGATCCAGATGCAGAAGAAACAGCAAAGGAATCTGATAATTCACAGGAAGCTGATAGAGGCAAAGGAGATGGAGACAGGACAGGAAGTCCTGGAGATGTTCCTAGCTTCACAGAAAATAGTAATTCGCAAAAGTTCATTGACAGAGTTTCATTTCAAGCAATCGAGGATTTTTTTGACAATACAGAGGCTAGAGCTGCAGCTGTTCTTGGTGAGGCAGTCGATCAAGCTTTCCAAGAAGTCTCTGCAGAAATTGCAAAGATAGTTCCTAGAGTGGACAAAGATGCAGAGCCCCAGCTTGAGGGCTTTGTCAAAGACCTCAATAACTCGATCAGCAAAGAGACAAAAGCTGCAATGAACAAAGCCTCAAGGGATTTTGTGAAAGAGGGGTATGAGGAAGGCAGAAAGCAGGGGCAAGATGAAATTGAGGAAGCGGTTGAGGATGTCCCTGAGAACATGAAGCAGAAGCTGACTCTTGCAGCAAAGTGCTCCAGGAGGCTTGCAGTAAAATTTGACAGAATCAATCCGGAGCCCTGGACAGTCTCCAGCTTTGTGGAAGGGATCCCACTGGACACAGCAGAGAAGTACTTTGCCTCAAAAGCTTTTTGGATTACAGGGATCCTCAATGACACTGTGCTCAATGCAAGCAAGACAGCTCTCCTAAATGGAATCAGAGATGAGCTGTCAGTCCCTGAGATAATGGATGAGCTGACAGACATCCTTGAGCCTGTGCTTGGGAAAAAAGATCCTGTAACAGGACAGCCAGATCCAAAACTCAGAGCCCGTATTGAGACCACAGTTAGAACAAATTTAACTGACTCTTTCAATCAAGCTCGTATGGCTGTTTTTACGGATCCAGAGCTTGGGGATTTTGTTGAGGCTCTGATGTATTCATCTATAGTGGACAGCAGAACAACAGACTTCTGCAGGAGACATGATAACAGAACCTATCCAATTTCAGATCCTGTATGGAAGGGAATTACTCCTCCTAATCACTTTTCATGCAGATCCTTGCTCATCCCTGTCACAGTTGTGGATGAGTGGAAGGAGTCAGAGAAGCTGAGTATTTCCCCAGCAAAGGGGTTTGGGAGGACAATTGATAAAGGGGATTAAATGGCTATTGGAGTAAGTTATATTTTACTGGGATCTATCTTGGGGTTTATTGCTTCAGGGATCTTGTTTTTGATTATTATGAAAGGGAAATAAATGTCGCAAAAATTAGACAACAAAGGGAATGTAATTTCTCCTATTCAAGTGGATGCTTTTGGTAAAACTCTTGTTGCACAGGATACACATTTCTTTGATGATCGTACTTCATACGCAAGGAACACAGGAGAGGAGGGGATTGATAACTGGACATACATTGCATCTGGAGGAGTTGCGACATACAACGGATCTAGTTCTATTGTTGAGTTGATCACAAACACCACAAGCGGATCCAAAGTTATTCGACAGACAAATAGATATTTCCCCTATATTCCAGGAAGCACAAACACGCCAGAGATGACTGCAACTCCTTTCCAGTCAGTGGAAGGAGTCAGGCAGAGAATAGGGCAGTTTGATGACAAAAACGGGGTCTATTGGGAAATAGGATCTGGGGGGCAGCTTGGAGTTGGTGTCCGTTCAGATGTCACAGGAACAGTTGTGGATTCTGTTACATACGTGGGATCTTTCAATGCAGATAGGCTTGATGGGAGCAACAAAGTAGGGAACGAATCTAGGCTCACATTTGTTGTCTCTGCCTCAAATATTTTTGCGCTCCCTTATCAATGGCTAGGTGTGGGAGATGTTCAAGCGATTCTCAACATTAGAGAGCCTGTTCTTGCTCATATCTCAGGGCACTCAAACTGTATTGATGCAACATACATGAGAACAGCAACGCTCCCTCTGCGATATGAGATAGAGAACCTTGCAACAATAACAACAACTCCAACTCTGAAAACCATTTGTGCTGCGTTAGTTAGTCAGGGAGGAAGCATCCCCTCTGGTCCTACTTACATAAAAGGGAATGGGGCTGTTCCAATTAAAGCTATTACTGCAAGAAAGCCTCTTTGTGCTTTTCGTTTATCTAACTCATACAATGGGAGAGATAACAGGATCTCAGCTGAGTTCAAAAGCTCCACTTTTTATGCAGAGGATGCTCCTGTATTTTTTGAAGTGGTGCAAATAACAGATGTAGGATGTCTTCATGGAGATCCTTCCTGGACACATGTCCATTCTCATGTATCAGGAGTGGAGTTTGCAATAGATGTGGACTCAGTTGAGGGCGGAATTGAGCACACTATTGCAGTTGCAAAGGTCCCTGCAGGAGGGCAAGGATCCGGAACTTTTACAGGAGCAGGAGGAGCAAAGGCTGCAGATGTGCGAGATCCTTTTCATTTTCTGTATCAGAACTATAATTCAGATAAGTCTGCTCATTTTGTTATGTATGGAACATCTATAGAATCAGGAACTGCAGCGATAGGAACAGCGGACTTAGAGTGGCAGGAACTCCACTAGACAAACAATTCAGAAAGGAAACAAATGAGCATTTCAAAAGACACTAGAGGAACACCTATCACAGACGCAAGTGGGCTAGCTATATCTAGGCAGGAGATAACAGGGTACAGCCCATTTTTTGTGGTTTGTGCTAGAGATGATCTAGGAGCAACAACAACAGGAGAGGACATCTGGAACGGTGGAGCACATACTCCAGTTCCTCCCTCAGCTGGGGAAAGGATGAGTTTCAAGAGTTCAAATGTGGGGGATGCTGCTGCAGGAGCAGGAGTCAGAACAGCGCGTATTGAATATTTAGATGAGAATGGGCTGGAGCAAACTGAGGACATAACACTGGCAGGATCTGCGACAGCTGTGACCTCAGGAACTATGTCTTTCATCAATGACTTTTACGCTCTGACTGTTGGGACAAGTGGAACAGCCATAGGAAACATTACTATTTTTTCAACTGACTCAGTAGGTTTGATCTATAACAGGATTGATGCGTCAGGAAATAAAAGTTTGAACTCTCAAAGAAAAGTTCCCTCAAATAAGACAATGTTTATTACTTGGGTGGATGCATCTGAGAGCAACAACAAAGAGACAACCGTCAGACTGAGAGCAAATTGTGCACCTAGCGGAATGGTGGTGGGGTCTCTTGATACGTTTCTTTTCAAAAAGAATGTGTTATTGAAGCAGCAAAATGCTGGCTTTGTTATAAGCCCTCCTATTCCTGTTTGTGCAGGGGGTCTTGTGAAAATGACTGGCTGGGCTGTAGGCGCATCCGGACAGGTTGCAGGAAATTATCAAGGGTATTTAGTCACAGACTAGACAAACAATTCAGAAAGGGATAGTGTATGAGCAAAACAATTGAGGGAGTAGAAATTTTTGCAGTGGGGACATGGAACGGGATGAAATTTTCCCAGGATGATCTGTCAGCCATTGCAGAAAACACAAACAACCTCCTAACAAAAAAAGAACACAAACCGCCCGTTAAGCTGGGGCACAATGATGAGCAGATATTAGACCAGGGAGACGGTCAGCCAGCTCTAGGGTGGATAACAAATTTCTCCATTGAGGGAGACAAGCTTAAAGCAGACTTTGAGGATGTTCCTGACATTTTGGTCAGTGCAATTGAGAAGAAACTTTTCAAGCAGGTCTCTGTGGAAATGGAGCACATTAAAACAGTAGGGTGGATCGTCACAGCTGCTGCAGTTTTGGGAGCGGATCTCCCAGCTGTGAAAACGCTTGAGGATCTATCTGCATTTTTATCAGACATTGATTCCAGTAAACCTGGACAGTCTACTCAACTTACTTTTTCAGAACCAAAACTCAAAAAGGAAACTATGCCAGAGGAAACAGACAAAGCTCTGCTTTCTGAAAATGAAGGGCTCAAGACGCAACTTGCAGACATGCAAAAAGCAGAAGGGATCCGGAAATTTAAGGAAGTAAAGGAGACAGCTCTTGAATCTTACAGGACAGATGTCAAAGAGGGAAAGCTTGCTCCTGCTTTAGTTGAAAAACTAGAGGCACATTTTGAAGAACAAAAAGAAAATTTCAGTGAAGGCTTGACGGTCTCTGCTGAGCTAGGCCGTGAGTTGATGGAAGGCTACAAAGCCCCTCTTCCTGCTGGCACTGCAAATGACGATGACAGCGAAGAGAACAAAAATGTTCCTGCTGACATCAAGCTTTCTGAGGCAATTGCAAAAGAGGTCAAGACCTCAGGCAAGAGCTATGAGGAAGCACAAGCGACTGTTTATAGTTCTCAGCCTCAATTGGTAGAGGATTACAAAAAATTCATTTTAGAGGAAGGGTAAATCATGAGTGTTGCAGGTAAGAGCATGACATGGACAATCCAGGCTTCAAGTGCATTGACGGATCTCAACAAGGGAACAGGTGAGATATATAAAGCAGTTGGAACAACTGGAGATATTACAGGAGATGATGAGCTGGCTCTGGGGATCTTGGAAGTCGGAGCAGATGACGGTGGACATGTTACGCTAAACACAATCGGAGTTAGTAAATTTGTGGCTGGAGCTGCAGTGGGTGTGGGAGTCGGTTTGACTGTCACAACATCAGGGTATTTTATTCAAGCAACATCAGGAACGGCTCTTATAGGTCGCAACCTTGATTCTGCAGTAGGATCCGGATCCGTTGGAACTGGGCTCTTCAATTTCGCAACCCCTAGCATGTTGGTTAATTCCAACGGCATCATCTAAGAAAGGAGAAGTGCTATGAGTGGAACTATGCAAGGTCGTGGGGTCCGAATTGATACGCATCTCACAAACATTTTGTTGAACTATCAGCCCACAGGCTGGATCGCGGATAAACTTTTCCCTGTCGTTGGTGTGCCAAAACAGAGCGGAGTTATTCCATCAATGAATCAAGCGGATCTCTTCCGTCGAGAGAACACAAAGCGTTCTCCTGGAACAGAGGCTCACATTGTTGATTATAGCGTAAATAGTACAAATTACTATTGTCAGAACTACGCTTTGAAAGGCAATCTTTTTGTAGAAGACAAAGCGAACGCAGACGCAATTTGGATTGCTCAGATGGAGTCAGGGCGAACAACTCGCGTTATGGATTCCTTGTTGTTGGATTGGGAAGTGCGCGTTGCATCTCAAGTCACAACTGCAGCAAATGTGGGAACATCCACTGCAATCTCTTCTGCATGGACTGACCTCACAAACTCGGATCCTTTGGCTGACTGTAACACTTTGCTAGACAATTTGTCTGATGCAAATGGATACAAGATGAACCGAATGGTTTTTTCAAATCTTGCCTGGAGGAACTTCAGCCGAAATTTGAATGTCATTAACAAAGTCAATCAGGCGGGAGTTTCTGGCGGTGCTGAGAATGCAACTGTGGCTCAAGCTGCTGCTCTTCTCGAAGTTGAGGATGTGCTCGTAGGCCGATCCTACTACAACACAGCAGAAGAGGGACAAGCTCAGACTCTTGTTAATGTCTGGGGTGATGAGGTCCTTGCTTATTACGCTCCTGCAGCTCCTTCTGTGGAACAGCCTTCCTTTGGCTATAGTTTCCGCTGGCAAGCTCCAGGGATCGCTAACATGCAAGCAGAGCGACATGCTTTTGATGCAAAGCGAAAATCTGAAGAGGTCGAAATTGGCTACTATCAGGATGAGCTAATCACAGCAGCTGCTCTTGGAGGTCTCTTGACAAATGTGACAAGCTCTAATTAAGAGCATGTTTTATGA